AATCTCACGCAAAACAGTTCAAATTTCAAACACATATGACGTAGTACGTAAGTATGGTCGTAAGTCTGAAGTTGCTTACCAACTTATGAAAGCTGGTAAAGAAATGAAACGTGACATGGAGTATGCTTTAGTACGTAACCAAGCATCATCAGCAGGTGGACCAGCAACAGCTCGTACATCAGCAGGTGCAGAATCTTGGATTACTAACCGAGTATTAGCTACAGGTTCTACAGCAGGTACAACACCTGGCTTCGTAAACGGTACAGTAGCAGCTCCTACAGACGGTACTTCAGTAACATTCATTGAAGCAGACTTAAAGTCAGCTTTACAATTAGCTTGGACAGACGGTGGCGAGCCATCAACAATTCTTATGTCAGCTACTAACAAGTCACGTTTCTCTGGCTTTGCTGGTATTGCTACTAAGTTTGTAGACGTACAAGTTAAAGCACAGGCTTCAATTACTGGTGCAGCAGACGTTTACGTTTCTGACTTCGGTAATCATACTGTGAAACTTGACCGTTTCATGCGTGACCAAGCAGTTCTATGTATTGACCCAGGCTATGTTGGTTTAGCTTCACTACGTCCTTTAAGCAAAGAAGAACTTGCTAAGACTGGTGACTCAACTAAATACCTATTGACAGCAGAGTACGCACTTGTGGTTCAAAACCCAGATGCACATGCTAAGATTCAAAACGTAGGTGTTTAGTAATTAGATATGATATAATGGAGGGAATTAATTTTCCCTCTGTTGTATTTTTATTATGCCAATATTATTTGACCACAATAGCGTAACAGGTGTAAGTCAGTACTTTGACTATGACCCTGCTAAAGATACATACTACCTAACTAGCACACAAGATATTAGTGGCATGTTAGACAAGATTAAAGAAGCAAGAGATAACCCTGAAGTTTGGAACAAGGGTGTTAAAGAAGAATGGGCGCACTTTGCTAGTATTCCACCAGTAGTGGAAATGCAGTTAAAGCAAAAGGGTATAGACATGTATAACCCTAGCCAAACAAAAGAACTTATAAAAGAAATAAACGAAAACTATCCTTATCTTAAGTTGACTACAAAGCGTGGATAAAGACGAATTAAAGAAAGTACAGTTAGCAATACATGACCTCATACAAAAAGAAGAGTATGACGTAGCATTACCTATTATTAACGAAGTCTTAATGTTATATCCTAATGATGCAGCTACACTAAACTTCTTAGGTTACATTTGGCTCATGGGTGATAAGCCTGCATTTGCATACCAACTATTCCGTAGAGCATTACAAGAGTCACCTAGCAATAAAGCATTATGGACATCTCTAGGTCGTGCATGTCATGAAATGGATATGTTTGAAGAGGCTATTAAATACTTCTTAAAGTCTGCTGAACTAGACCCTAGCTATGCTATGGCATACTCTAATGCTTCAGCATCACTTGTTCAGATGTCTAAATGGGATGATGCAGAGAAGTCAGCTAAGATGGCTTTGGAATGTGACCCTACAGAATTACACGCACAGTTAAACCTAGCTCATAGTTACCTTGCTAAAGGTGAATGGGAAAAAGGTTGGATAGAATGGGATAAGTCACTAGGTGGCAAGTTCCGTAAAGAATTAGTCTATGGTGACGAACCTAGATGGAATGGTGATAAAGACAAGACTATAGTTATCTATGGCGAACAAGGTTTAGGTGATGAGATATTCTACGCATCATGTATTCCAGACGCTATCTCTATAAGCAAGAAAGTCTATATAGACTGTGACGAAAGATTAGAAACATTATTTAAACGTAGCTTCCCTAACGCAGAAGTGCATGGCACTCGTAAGCAAGATAACGTGGAGTGGTTAAATGGAATTACTTTTGACGCAAGATGTGGTATTGGTGGGCTTCCTCAAATTTGCAGACCAACGAGCAAATCTTTTCCTGGGACTCCTTTTTTAGTACCTGATAAAGATAAGGTTGAAATGTGGAAGTCCATGTTTAAGACATGGGGTAAGACAGTTATAGGTATTACGACTAAAGGTGGAACGTTTAGAACTAACGCTAAAGGTCGTGAGCTTACAGAAGAAGATATTGCATCATTACTAAAGCGTAAAGATATACAGTTAGTTAGTCTTGACTATAGCGTAGAACGCAAAATTGAAGGTGTTAAATACTTTGAATTAGCGACTGACGCAAAAGATTATGACGATACAGCAGCTCTCATAGGAGCTTGTGACATGGTTATAGGGGTAAATACTACAGCTTTACATTGTAGTGCTGCTATGGGCGTTAAAACATGGTGCTTAGTACCTAAATATCACCAATGGCGTTATGCTCAACCTAGTATGCCTTGGTATCGTCACATGAGACTAATTTACCAAGATAATGATACTTGGAAAGAAGTTATCAATAAAGTGGCTAAGCAGTTAAATGGGACTTGGTGATTGGTTAATGGCATCAGGTGATGCTAAAGAAGCTAACGAAAGAACCGGTAAAAAGGTTAAGTTAGGTGATGGCAGTAGAATGTTTACTGACATACAAGTCTTCTCTAATAACCCTAGAATGGCATATAAATATGATACAGATGTCGTATGGGTAAATAACTATCCTAACAGTAGACCTTATCTTAAAGGCACAAATAAAGGTAAGTTATTATTTAATGATGACTATAAACCTAGAGTAGGCGAAATATACTTTAGTCACGAAGAACAAGAAGTCATAGATAAGATAAAAGGTGACTACATAGTAGTAGAACCTAATGTTAAAAGAGTCTATGCACACACAGTTAATAAAGCATGGGATAAATGGGGAGAGTTATTTAAACATGACTTGCCTTGGATACAGTTAGGTGATGTTACTACTGACAAGAAAACAAAGTGGGTAGAAACACCAACCTTTAGAGACGCATTAGCAATATTAAGTAAAGCAAAGTTATTTGTAGGAACAGATGGTGGTTTACATCATGCAGCAGCAGCATTAGGCATACCTTCTGTAGTTGTTTGGACAGGATTTACTTCACCGAGGCACTTAGGATATGACACCCATAGAAATATACATGACGGTTCAGAGCCATGTGGGACTTATGATAGCGTATGTCAACATTGCCTTCTAAAAAGCAAAGCAATCACCGTAGAGCAGGTTTTAGATGCAGTTAATACTGAGTGGCATAGAACGCAGAGATAACGTCTTAAAGCGCTTGCAAAAGCATTGTAAGGGCATTTTAACAAGAGAATGGGATGGCAAGTCTATTCCAGTCGTAGTAGGTAATTTACAGGGTGCAGATAAGATACAAATAGCCTGTAGAGAACAAAACATACCTTATATTCTGATAGACCATGGCTACTTTCACAGGTCATCTGATTTAGAATGGGCTAGATTCTGTGTAAGTAACTACCATTGCACAGATTGGCGTACTTCAGATAGAGAAACACCTAAAGTTCACGAGTATCGCAGTGGTGAAAACGTAGTTGTGTTACCACCCGCAGAGAAAATATCATACATTTACAATGCTTCTCTTTGGTTAGATACAACAATAGAAGAGATTAGAAAGTATACAGAAAGAAAGATTGTCATTAAGCGTAAAGGCGAAGGTGACTTTAAACAAACATTAGAAAAAGCTCATGTCATTGTGAGTTTTGGTAGTGTCGCAGATGTAGAAGCACTTATTCGTGGTGTGCCTGTCATAGGTTCACCTTATAGCCCTGCAAACCCTGTATCCAATAACATTAAAGACATAGAAAACTTAACATATTTTGACAGAACAGCATGGTTAAGCTCATTAGCTGCTAGTGAATGGCATAAAGATGAGATGGACAAGTGCTGGGATAGACTAAAAGGACAATTAGATGGCATTTACTAACTATACTAGCTTTGTTTCTACAGTAGAAAGCTACTTAGCACGAACAGATTTAACAAGTGTTATTCCTGACTTTGTTCAGATGGCACAATTAAGAATGAGTCGTGACTTACGAACAGAAGCAATGTTAAAAGTAGCAACAACTACGCCTTCTGATAACAAGGTAGCGTTTCCTACTGACTTCTTAGAGTTAAGAGAAATGCACTTTGAAGGTAACCCACCTATTATTTTAGAGTATCAGTCACCTGACTTGTTCTTCCGTAATGGTCAAACATCATTATCAGGTCGTTCACATTACTTTACAATGTTAGGTACAGAGTTTCAATTTGCACCTAGTCAAAACTCTGATTACACAATTCAAATTCTATATTATGCTCAACCAACATTTATTTCTAGCACAACATCTAGTAACTTGTTCTTAGCATACTACCCAGACGCTTTACTTTATGCAACATTAGCAGAAGCAGAACCGTATCTTATGAATGACCCAAGAGTAGCAACATGGTCAGCATTATACGATAGAGCCATTGCTAATATTAAAACAAGTGACTTAGGTCAAACATACGCATATACAACATTAAGCGTAACACCGAGATAAGGATAACAAATGGCTTTAGTGTTAAAAGATAGGGTTAAAGAAACCACTACTACTACAGGCACAGGAACTATTACGCTTGCCGGTGCATCATCTGGCTTTCAATCATTCTCTGCTATTGGTAACGGTAATACTACCTATTATACTATTGCCGGTGGAACAGAATGGGAAGTAGGTTTAGGCACATATACTTCATCTGGAAATACTTTATCTCGTGATACTGTATTAGAGTCTAGCAATGGCGGTAGTTTAGTAAACTTTAGTGCAGGTACTAAGGACATATTTATAACATATCCTGCTGATAAATCTATTTATGATAACAATTCTGGAAGCATAATAGCATCAGGCATACTTCCTACATCAAATGGTGGCACAGGATTATCTACATACGCTACAGGAGATTTAATTTACGCTTCATCTACTAATACATTATCTAAATTAACAGCAGGTACTAATGGATATGTATTAACATTATCTAGCGGTGTTCCAATATGGTCTGCTGGTGGTGGTGGTTCTATGGTTTATCCTGGAGCTGGTATTGCAGTATCAACAGGTTCTGCATGGACAACTTCTTTAACAGCACCTAGTGGCACTATTGTAGGCACTACAGATAGTCAAGCATTAACAAATAAAACAATTAGTGGAGCTTCCAATACTATTTCTAATATTGGATTATCAACACAAGTAACAGGAACACTTCCAGTTGCAAATGGTGGTACCGGAGCAACTACTCTTACAGGCGTTATTAAAGGTAATGGCACTTCAGCAATTACAGCCGCTACTGCAGGGACAGACTATGTAGCTCCAGCAACTGCAACTTCATTCACAGCTACACAAACATTTACAGGCTCAACTTCTACATTGGCAGCAGTATTTCAAGATGCTGCTGAAGTAGTTACAGTATCAGCTACAGCAGCTACAGGAACAATTAATTATGATGTTACTACACAGTCAGTTTTATACTATACATCTAATGCTTCAGCTAACTGGACAGTAAACTTTAGAGGTTCTAGTGGTACATCTCTAAATACTTTAATGTCTACAGGACAAGCTCTTACAGTTGTATTTTTAGTCACACAAGGTGCAACTGCATATTATAATAATGCGGTTCAAATTGATGGTTCATCTGTTACTCCTAAATATCAAGGTGGCACAGCATGGACTGTTGGTAATGTTTCATCTATAGATGCTTACTCATACACAATTGTTAAAACAGGTTCAGCAACATTTACAGTATTTGCTGCTCAAACACAATTCAAATAGGATTTACTAATGCCATTATTATCAAGATTAGCAGTTGCTTCAGCAAGAGGATTTGGAGCATTATCTTTTAAACCTGGTCTTTTTGCTGACTTTTTAGTAGTAGCTGGAGGTGCTGGAGGTGGTAATTCAGGCGGTGGCGGTGCTGGTGGTTTCAGAACGTCTGCAGGAACATCTGGTGGCGGAGCTTCTGCTGAAAGTGCAATATTTTTATCTACATCAACTACTTATACTATTACTGTTGGAGCAGGTGGAACTACAGCATCAGGTGCAAATCAAAATGGTGGTAATGGTTCTAATTCAGTTATTTCTGGTACAGGTTTAACTACTATTACATCTATTGGCGGCGGTGCTGGTAATGGCATTAGTGGTGGTTCAGGTGGCGGCGGTAATGGTGCTAGTAGTATAAGTTCTGGTGGAACAGGCACATCTGGTCAAGGTTTCGCTGGTGGGACAAATGGCAATACATCAAGCCCATTTCCTTCAGGCGGTGGCGGTGGTGCAAGTGCTGTAGGTGCTGATGGAGCTGGTTCACAATCAGGTGCTGGCGGTAATGGTGTTGCATCATCCATATCAGGTTCAAGTGTTACTTACGCAGGTGGTGGTGGTGCTGGAGGTTCTTTTCAAGGTGCAACTTTTGGTGCTGGTGGCTCAGGTGGTGGTGGAGCAGGAACTAACTCAGGAACAGCAACTTCAGGAACAGCCAATCTTGGTGGTGGCGGTGGAGCATCAACAAACACAGGTTCTCCTGTATCAGGCTCAGGTGGTTCAGGCGTAGTCATCATATCTTACGCATCTGCTACAGCTTTATTCACAGGTGGTACAGTCACAACTTCTGGTGGCAAACAAATACATACATTTACAAGTTCTGGTAGTTTAACACCAGTTTAATAGGAAATAATATGGCACATTTTGCACAAACAGAAAATAATATAGTAACAAGAGTTATAGTAGTAGATAATAAAGATACATCTAATGAAGAAGGTGTTGAAATTGAACAAATAGGTATAGACTTTTGCTCTAACCTTTTAGGTGGAACATGGAAGCAAACATCTTATAATGGCAATATCCGTAAGAATTACGCTGGTATTGGTTACACTTATGACGAAGGTCGTGATGCTTTTATTGCACCTAAACCATATAACTCATGGTTATTAGATGAAACAACTTGCCAATGGAAAGCACCTGTAGATATGCCTACAGATGATAAAAGATATACTTGGAATGAAGAAACATTAAATTGGGTAGAAATATTTAAGGAGTAATAAATGTTTGGAATGTATGCTTTTTCAGAAGCTCCTTTTAGTTCTTTAGTGGGTTTAAGTTCTGGTTGGACACCAACTACTCCAGGCATAGAAACATGGACAACAATTACAGCAGGAACAGAAACTTGGACTGATATTTCTCCAAGTACAGACATTTGGTTACAACAAGGATAAAAGATGGCAAAGACGAAAATTTCAGAGTTTAGTGCAACCGCAGCAGATAATACAGATATAACAAATATCAATATTGCTGAAGGTTGTTCACCAGCTAATTTAAACAACGCTGTTCGTAGCTTAATGGCATTATTAAAAGACCAACAAACAGGTTCTAGTGGTGACCCATTTACAGTAGCAGGTACATTAGTATCTTCAGGCACAGTTGACATTACAGGTGCATTTAGACTAGACGGAACTGCAGGTGCTTCTGGTCAAGTATTGTTATCGGCAGGTGGAAGTAATACTCCTACATGGGGTAATGCGTTTGTAGCTGGTATGATAATGCTATGGTCAGGTTCTTCAGCCACTATTCCTACAGGTTGGTTATTATGTGATGGTTCAAGCTCTACACCAGATTTACGTAACCGTTTTGTAGTTGGTGCTACATCTACTTATGCTGTAGGTGCAACAGGTGGTAGTGCAGATGCTATTGTAGTATCTCATACTCATACTGCAACAGTAACAGACGCTGGACATACTCATACTACAGGTGTAACAGGAACTAGTATTCTTACCGATATGGGTGGTGGTGGTTCTAGAACTAATCCATCAGGTAATGGTGGTTCAGTTACAGGCACAGCTACAACAGGTATTACAGTAGCAAACTCTACAACAGGCTCTAGTGGCACTAATGCTAATTTACCTCCTTACTATGCCCTTTGCTATATTATGAAGGCTTAATATGCCAGTACAACGCATAGCTTTTAAAGATTGGTTACCTGACCAACCTAGCATATTAGACTCTGTATCAGAAGCTAATAATGTTATTCCTTTAGCTGTAGGTTATGGTCCGTTTAAGTCAGCAGTAACATTTTCAGGTGCAGCTTCAGAAGACTTAAATAATTGCTTTGCTGCTAAACTAGACAATGACGTATTTATTTTTGCTGGTGGTGCTACTAAACTATTTAAAGTAGATAATGGTGACTTATCTCTAGTAGATGAGTCTAAATCAGGTGGTTATACAGGTACAAATAGATGGCAATTCTTACAGTTTGGTAGTCTTGCAATTGCATCTAATGGCTCTGAAAAGATACAAGCATTTGACGTAAACAGTTCTACAGCTTTTGCAGATGCAAGCTCAGAAGCACCTATTGCTAAATACATTACAGTAGTTCGTGACTTTGTAGTCGCAGCTAATATTGGTGCAGGTACTAACCCTAATAAAGTGCAATGGTCAGGTATCAATGACGCAAGCACTTGGACTGCAACAGCGACTTCTCAAAGTGATTTCCAATTGTTGCCCGATGGGGGTGACGTCACAGGGGTCGTTGGGGGTGAGTTTGGTATCGTATTCTTAGAAAAAGCCATTGTCAGAATGTCATATATAGGCACACCGCTTATATTCCAATTTGACACTATCTCTCGTAACGTAGGTTGTATAGAAGGTAATTCTATTGCACAATATTCAGGCACAGCTTACTTCTTATCAGATGATGGTTTCTATGCTACTAACGGTCAAACACTAACAGGTATTGGTTCTGAAAAGATAGATAGATACTTTTTTAATAACGCTAACATTGGTGATATTGATTCTATATCAGCAGCAGTAGACCCTGAACGTAACTTAGTTATTTGGAATTATTCTAACGTATCTGGTGGTCGTTCACTACTTATCTATAACTTTGAAACACAAAAATGGTGTGAAGCAGATACAGATGTAGACTATTTATCTACATTAGCTACTCCAGGTGCAACATTAGATGGTCTTGATGCTGCATACAATATTAATGCAGGTTCTTTTGTTGTAGGTAAGTCTTATACAATTAGAACAGTAGGCTCAACATCATTTACAGCTATTGGTGCAGTAGCTAATACAGTAGGTGTATTATTTACAGCTACAGGTGCAGGTTCAGGTACAGGTGTTGCGATAGATATGGCAGCATCAGCAGCAGGACTTAAAACAGAAGATACACTTGTAACAACACTAGACGATAGACTATATAAAGGTGGTAAGTTCTTATTCGGTGGTGT